AAAGAGCACTATAATAACTATTAAGTTCGGCTAATTTCTTTCTATTACCATAACAGCAATTGTTACGGCAGTATTAGGATCTTCAGATATACCGTATAATCTATCTTTAAAATTCATATTTTCTAATATAATTGGGGGGCCATCATGTTCAACCCGAATACCATAATTTGTAGTAGATACATTTATATCTCCAACTAAGACATGTTTATTAGAGCTGGTATTTGTTAAGACTATAGTGTAATGAGAATCTACCTCATCAGAAAATGTTAACTCGGTTGGTGTGTTTTGCAAACTTAAATTTTTAGTTCTAAACATAGTACTATTATACCCTTAATAAACACAAAACCCAATCAGAGGCGGATCCGATTGGGCAGTGTTTACATCTTGCGACGTAATGTACGGGGAACATGTGGGATGCTACGACCCGTACTGATTTATTATAAAATAACTATTTTTCTAAGTCAAGGACATCCTGGGAAAATTCATCATTTTCTTCAGGCTGTGGAGTAAAGGAAGGAACAGGCCCTAGAAGGAACCCGTCATTATGGTATTCAACCATTTTAAATACTTCGTCTGCCCCTACTGATTTTTTTGCAATTAGGGTAAGCATGTCATATATTCTATGAAGCATAATATAAGTAACCATAGGAAGGTTATCTTCTAAATTTTGAGATTTTTGCTCTTCAGACATTTTCAGCCTTTCTTATTTTCTCTATAATATCATCATAGAACTTAATTCCTATGAAATTTTGATAACTGCAGGATAGGCAGTATAAATATTCTTTATCATCTAAAGTTAGGTTAACCATCAGAAGGCCCTGATCCATTGGACATTCAAGTCTTGGAACAAGGCCTTCTTCTGATAAAGCTATATATTTAGATACGGTCTGTATCTTTCTCAATATCGCTCCCTATGATTTAGGAAACTCTGGGATGAGCTCCTTGGCCTTCCCTATTGAGTTGGGCCATGATGACCAATCTTTTCCGCCTTTGGTCATATAGTACGTTATCTCTGCGTTCGTTACTGGATCAAATAATTCCTTATTTGAAACTAAATCGAATTTTTCTTTTCTTACTATGCCAAGATCTCCTAGCATATTAATTTGAAAAATTCCGTAAGATTTGTCGCCAGTTCTGGTGTTATCGTTTAAAGCCATTGGTCTCCCATTGGATTCTACACGAGCAACAGACCAAGCTGTTTTTAAAGCATTTCCCTCAAAGCCTACAGCCCATAGTAAATCTTTTAAATCTTCAGGTGTAAGCATTTCTGAGTGCTTGTAGGTTTCATTGCTGAACCTATCTATTATTTCTCTTTTTAGTTGTCTTTCAGTTTTCTCTACCTGCTTAAAAACAGGTACAGTTGTCATAGCTCGAGAAATGTCTGGCCCAGGCTGGACGGAAAATAAGAATAATGTTATCATTCCTATATAAGCCCAGTTATGAGCAACATCGCTCAAACGTAGTTTGATTCTCTCCATTGGCATTTCCTCCTTTAGAGATAACGAACTATAATAGTAGCATTAATTAGCAAAGCGTGTCAACCTAGTTGACCAGAAAGATTTAATGAATATTTCGTTTTCTACACCAGTTGTAAACATAAAAGGTGAAACTGGATACGGGTATGCGGGTAGGAATATAGTTAATTCATTAAATACATTAGGCCATTTTGTCCCATTTCAAGATCCTAAATCTGCAGTACAATTAAATTTTTCTCAGCCTGATTTATTTAAATTACATCGTGGACAATACCAGATTAGTTATACTCCATGGGAATCAACTGTTGTTCCAGAAAGATGGAGGGACAATATGAACCATTGTGATGAGATATGGACAACATCTGATTGGTGTGCAAATGTATTTGAAGATAATGGATTTAAAGATGTTAAAGTTTTTCCACATGGATTAGATCCTATGTGGACGCCTAGAAAACGCCAACAAAAAGAAACTTTAAAGTTTTTACATATTGGAGAACCAGCACCTAGAAAAGGTGGACAAATGGTGGTAGATGCATTTTCCTATTTATTTGGGAATAAACCAGGGTATTCACTAACTATAAAATGTTTTAACCAAAACAGCACAAGAATATATAATAACTATATAGATAGAAATATAATAGGTTTACCAAATGAGCTATATAATAATATACATATAAACAATAAAGTTTTAAATGATAAAGAATTAGTAAAGCTATACCATGACCATGACGTTTTGGTTTATCCTAGTTATGGAGAAGGTTTTGGATTAATACCCCTTCAAGCATTAGGAACTGGCATGCCAACAATTTGTACATACGACTGGGCACAATATAAAGATTATATTGGTCCACTAAAATTAAAATCAGAATTAATAGACTCTCCCTGGGAATATATGCATGAGGGCAAAGTATTTGAACCAAGCTATCAACATCTACTTGAGGTTATGAGAGATATAGATTTAAATTTTAAAGCATATTCATCTTATTATTATGCTCAGTCAACTAAAATACATGAAGAATATAATTGGTTGCGGTTGACCAATAATGCATTTAGCCATATTTTTAAAAAATTCTCATAAGGTCTTCCCTCTATAAAAAAAGTTTGATACACTAGAGACTCATTCAAAATTTAATCAAACCGCTAGGCGGAGAAAAAGGTCTATATGTCAGTAATTATTGAAAACCCATACGAAAACTTTATTGCGTTATCACGATATGCAAGATGGATTCCAGAAGAGAATCGTCGTGAAACATGGGGTGAAACTGTAGATAGATATTTTGACTTTATGTTAAAACACTTATCTACAAACAATAATTATAAACCAGATTTAAAAACAATCCAAGAATTAAAAGATGCAGTTTATACTAGAAGCGTAATGCCATCAATGAGAGCAGTTATGACTGCTGGTGCAGCATTAGACAGAGACCATGTTGCTGGATATAATTGTTCATTTGTTCCAGTAGATTCTCCACGCTCATTTGATGAAACTATGTATATCTTAATGTGTGGAACAGGCGTAGGATTTTCTGTAGAATATAAATATATTAATAAATTACCTCCAGTTCCAGAAACTTTTGAAAAATCTACTACAACAATCGTTGTTGAAGATTCAAAACAAGGATGGGCAAAAGCATTTCGTGAGTTATTAGCTTTGCTTTGGACTGGTCAAATACCTTCAATTGATGTTAGCAGATTACGTCCAGCAGGAGCACGTTTAAAAACTATGGGAGGAAGATCTTCTGGCCCACAACCACTAATTAATCTTTTTGATTTTACAATTGCTAAATTTAAATCAGCGGCAGGTAGAGCGTTAAAACCAATTGAGGCTCATGACATTATGTGCAAAATTGGAGAAATTGTTGTAGTTGGTGGAGTGCGTAGATCAGCAATGATTTCTCTTTCAAACATTAATGATATTGAAATGGCAGCAGCTAAATCTGGTAATTGGTGGGAAGGAAATTCACAAAGGGCATTGTCTAATAACTCAGTGGCATATTCTAGAAAACCAGAGATGGCTCAATTTATAGCAGAATGGAAAAATCTATATGACTCAAAATCTGGAGAGCGTGGAATCTACAATGTTGCAGCAGCCCAGGCACAAGCAGCAAAATATGGAAAAAGGGATCCTGAAATACATTATGGAACCAACCCTTGTTCAGAAATTATTCTCCGTCCTTATCAGTTTTGTAATCTTTCAGAAGTCGTACTACGTGAAAAGGATACAGTTAAAGATGTTGAAAACAAAGTACGGCTTGCTACAATTCTTGGCACCTGGCAATCGACTTTAACAGACTTTAAATATCTAAGAAAAATTTGGAAAGACAATACCGAAGAGGAAAGGCTACTGGGAGTATCTTTAACTGGCCAATTTGGAAATAAGTTTTTTTCTGGCAAAGAAGATCTGTCTGAACTTGAAGGCGTATTAAATAATTTAAGAGAGCATGCTCGAAAAATAAATAAAGAAGAAGCAGAAAGAATTGGTATATCGGAGTCTGCCGCAATAACCTGCGTAAAGCCTTCTGGAACAGTTTCTCAGCTAGTGGGGGTATCTTCTGGAATGCACCCATGGCATTCAGAATATTATATTCGTACAGTTCGTGGAGACAAAAAAGATCCGCTATCTACATTTTTAAAAGAAGTGGGAATTCCAGTAGAAGATGATTTTATGAAACCAAACGATACTTATGTGTTTTCGTTTCCAGTAAAAGCACCAGAAGGTGCAATTGTTAGAAACGATTTAACTGCATTAGATCATTTAAACACTTGGCTTGTATATCAACGTGCCTGGTGTGAGCATAAACCTTCAATTACAGTTTCTGTTAGAGAGGAAGAATGGATGGCTGTAGGAGCATGGGTATGGGAGCATTTTGATGAAGTATCTGGAATTTCATTCCTACCACATTCAGATCATTCATATAAGCAAGCCCCATACCAAGAAGTAACTGAAACAGAATATTTAGAGTTACTTGCAAAAATGCCATCATCTATTCGCTGGGAAGATTTATCTTTTTACGAAACAGAAGATGGAACAAGCGGAACACAGACTTTGGCATGCACCTCAGATGGTAATTGTGAGATTGTGGATATTTCTGCTTAGTAGTATAATATATAGTATTGGGGTAAAACCCAAAATTCCTGGGCAAGTTGCCCAGAATTAGGAGGTCTTATGTCAAAACAAGATCTTAACAATGATGGAAAGGTAACAATGCAAGAGAAAGTTCTAGCAGCGTTGGCAAGCTATGGTCGTCACTTTTTAGGTGCAGCCATTGCTCTTTACATGACTGGAAATACTGACCCAGGAGATTTAATTAAGGGTGGTATTGCCGCATGTCTACCAGTTATCCTAAAAGCTCTCAATCCAAACGAGACAGCTTTTGGATTCACAAAAAAGTAATATCTATTTAATAGATTAGGATGACTCCTGTGCTAAAATAGGCATAGGAGTTTTCCTATTTAGGAGTACTAGCAAATGGCAGGACAAAAAAATTTCGAAGTGGATCAGAATGCCACTTTTACCTTTATTGTTGAATATAAAGATAATACAGGAGCACCAATTAATTTAACTGGCGCTTCTGCTAAACTGCAGGTCCGTGATACAAAAGGCGGAACCAAATTAGCTTTTACTTTAACCTCACCTTCTGGTGGAATTACAATAGATGCTCCTAACGGTAAGTTGACAGTTAGGATGACCCCAACTCAAACCAATAAATTATTTTATCCAAAGTCATCTTATGACTTAATGCTTACCGATTCTAATGCAGTTAAAACAAAACTTGTAGAGGGATTTTTAACTCTTAGCAGATCGGTGACGATATGACAGAAACAGTAACCGTAACCCAAGTAGTAAATGATGTAGTAATCTCATCTCCTGGACCTCAAGGTCCTGCTGGAAGAACTATATTAAATGGATCAGGAGCTCCTGCAAATAATTTAGGGGTAGCTGGAGACTTTTATTATAATACAGCAACTACTGATTTTTATGGACCTAAATTGTCAGATCTCACATGGTCTGGAGCAACAGTAATACAGTTAGTTCAGGAAGGCTCAGATTATGCCTTTGAGTATTCTTGGGAAATAGGACAAGTAACTGGACCAGTATCTGGAGTCTATTCTTTGGCTATAACACATAACCTAGGATTTAGACCAAATGTAACAGTAAAAACAAGTGCTGGAGATGTATTAGAAACAGGCATAGACTATAATAGTATTAATCAATTAACACTGACAATGGCTCAACCATTCTCAGGGACAGCGTACCTGTCTTAAGGGAGTAAAGTAAATGGCAAGATTATTTGTAACGAGTATCAATCTCAATAAAAATGAGTTACAAAATGCTCGTATTCAAAATTTAAGTTCAGCACCATCCACACCAGTATCTGGTCAAATCTACTATGATACATCAACAAATATCCTGTATTTCTATAATGGAACTTCATGGATCCCAGCTTCTGGCTCAGCCGAAGTAATTCAAGATGAAATTAATAATACCCTCCAAGCTGGAGAAGGTATTGATTTAACTTATAATGATGGAGCGGGCACATTAACAATTGATGCAGAGGTTGCTACCCATGCTAATCTCGGTGTTGCATCTTTCAATGACACAGACTTCACCGTAACTGCTGGAGCAGTAACTCTAAATGCAGAAAGAGTAGAAGATATTGTTGGCGGAATGGTATCTACTAACACAGAAACTCTTATCTCTGTATCATATGATGACACAAACGGTAAATTAAATTTTGCTGCAACAGATCAATTTGCAGCTAGTACAACCTCAAATCTTGCTGAAGGTACAAATCTTTACTATACAGCAGAGCGTGTACAAGATGAAATCAGTACAGCAATTGTTGCTGGAACAGGTTTAGACTCCACATATAATGATGGAGCTGGAACCCTTACTCTTGATATCGATTCAACAGTAACAACAAATTCTGGCACACAAACTCTTACAAACAAAACATTAGGTGCTTCTACAACACTTGGTGCAAACCTAGACGCTGGCACATACAAGATTACAAATCTTGGTGCCCCAACAAACTCAACAGATGCTGCAACAAAAGCATACGTAGATGCAGTTTCTGAAGGCTTACATGTACATGCAGCAGCAAGAGCATACTCAGCATCAAATATTGATTTATCTACAGCTCTTGAGGCTGGAGATTCAATTGATGGAGTAACATTGGTTGCTGGTGATCGTGTTCTTGTTAATGGACAATCAACACAATCACAAAATGGTATTTATGTAGTACAAGCATCTGGTGCAGCAGTTCGTGCAGCAGACTTTGATACAGCAACAGAAATTGCTAGCGGAGACTTTATATTTGTATCATCTGGAACTGCTTATGGCAATACAGGATGGGTACAAACATTAAAGCCAGCAACAATTGGCACAGACCCAATTAGCTTTACACAGTTCTCTGGTGCTGGCACATATACAGCTGGAGCTGGATTAACATTAAACGGAACAGTATTTAGTGCAGATGTAACTCCAACTTCTGGAAACCCATCTCTTATAAATACTGGCGGTGCTATTGAAGTAAAGACAGACACAACTCGTGGTCTTTCAGTAGATGCTAATGGTTTAGGAGTTAACGCAGGCACAGGACTAGCATTTAGCTCTGGTGCACTAACATTTGCTTCAGGATATGGAGTTAGAAAATACTCCACAGATCTTGGAGATGCGGCAGCAACATCTTATACCGTTACACATAGTCTTGGGACAAAAGATGTGACAGTTCATATTTATGAGAATGGATCACCATATTCACAGATAGAGGCTGATGTTGAGCATACGACAAATAATACTGTAACAGTAAAATTTGCTACCGCTCCAAGCTCAAATCAATACAGAGTAGTAATAGTAGGCTAAAATGGCAAAGCAATTTAAAACAACAATTGCTCCGCCATCACTAAGTTCAGATCCAACAGGATCGGTAGCTGGAGAAATTTACTACAATACTACAGTAGGAGCATTAAAAATTTATAATGGCTCAACATGGTCATTGTTAACTGGTTCTGGCGGGGGATCTTCAAGTGCTCTTGAAGTATTAGCCACAGCACCTGCTTCTCCTTCACAAGGTAGAATATATTTTGATTCAGCAGAAAATACAATAAAAATTTGGAACGGTAATATTTGGTATGACGTTGCTGGTCCTAAAGAAATGCTTGATCACCAACACTATGCTGGCGAAGGTCTTGTCAGATACACCGTTTATGGCGGATATGTTGAAGATACAAACGTTGTATTTATGGATGGAGGAACATCGACATCCACGTTTACAAATGATATAATAGACGGAGGAGCGAGCATATAAAATGGCAGTCAGAATTCAAATACGCAGAGATACATCTGCAAATTGGACATCAAATAACCCTGTATTGTATCCAGGCGAAATCGGCTTTGAGACAGATACTAAGAAATTTAAAATTGGTCCAGCCGTTACATCTCCAACAGTTGCGACTGCATGGAATAGCATATCAGGATATGCAAACGTAGTTCCTTCAGATTTATCAAATACATTAAATGATTATATATTAGCAGCAGATTTAGGCGTAGCCGATGGACCTGCTAAATTAAATGTTGACGGAAATCTATTAATCCCAGAAGATAGCATTATATTTGAGGGTGCAACAGCCAATGATTTTGAAACAACTTTAACAGTAACAGATCCTACAGCAGATAGAACTATTACTTTGCCAGACGTAACTGGAACAGTGGTAACTACTGGAGATACTGGAAGCGTAACAAATACAATGCTTGCAGGATCAATTGCAAATGAAAAGCTTACAAACTCTGCAATTACAATTAATGGTACTTCTACTTCTTTGGGCGGAACTAGAACTCTATATACAGACGATATTACAGAAGACGGAAGCCCAACAAATTTATGGTTTACAGATGAAAGAGCACAAGATGCCATAGGTAATTCAGTAGGAACAGGACTATCTTATAACGATACTACAGGAGCAGTTTCTGTAGATACCGCAACAATTCAAGCAAGAGTGGCAGATGTATCAGATACTGAGATTGGATATTTAAATGGCGTAACAAGCGCTATTCAAACTCAAATAGATGCAAAGCTAGCCTCTGCAACAGCATCATCAACATATGCTCCAATTAACAACCCTACATTTACTGGTACAGTAACTCTTCCAGGAAATCCAAGTACAGCAAATGAAGCTGCAACAAAGTCATATGTAGATAATATTTCAGCAGGATTAAACTTCCATGCTGCAGTACATGCTGCTACAACAGCAGACCTTTCTGCAACATATGACAATAGCGCAAAAACATTAAGCGCTTCAGGAGCATTTCCACAAATTGATGGACATACAATCAACGAAACAGAAAGAGTTCTCGTAAAGTCTCAATCAAATGCCGTGCAAAATGGTATTTATACATTAACAGATGATGGAGATCCAAGTGGAACATGGGTATTAACTCGTGCTTCAGATGCAGATAATTCACCTGCAGGAGAAATAGCATACGGAGATTTTACATTCGTACAGAATGGAACTTCAAACGGTGGTCAAGGATTTATCATGACTACCACAGGAACAATTACTCTAGGTACATCAAGTATTAACTACACTCAGTTTAATACAGGCCAAAGCGTGGTGGCAGGCAATGGTTTATCAGAGGCAACTCCAGGAACCCTATCTATTAATACTGCAATTACAGCAGATCTATCAACTGCTCAAACATTTACTAACAAGACTTTAACAAGTCCTAAAATAAATGAAGATGTAGTTTTGACTGCTACAGCAACAGAATTAAATTACGTAGATGGAGTAACTTCAGCAATTCAAACACAATTGAATGCAAAAGCTCCATTAGCTTCTCCAACATTTACAGGTACTGTATCTGGTATTACAGCAACTATGGTTGGTCTAGGTAACGTAGATAATACATCTGATGCCAATAAGCCAGTTTCAACAGCAACTCAAAATGCTTTAGACTTAAAGGTAGACGAGTCCCTATTTGATGCCAAAGGTGATTTATTAGTTGGTTCTGCTGATAACACGCCAGCTAAGCTTTCAGTTGGCACAAACGGATATTTGCTCACTGCTAACTCTTCAGCCACAAATGGAATTGAGTGGGCGGCAGCACCAGTAAGTTTACCTTCACAAACAGGTAATGGTGGAAAATATTTAACAACTGATGGCTCAACAGCCTCATGGGGAACTTTAGTAGTTCCAATTACAACTGGCACAGCAACACTAACTGCTAACACAGCAACCACTATTGATACAACTGCATTATCAGCATTTACAAGTATTGAATATATGGTATCTCTAAAGCAAGGATCTAAAGTAAGAACTTCAAAGGTTGTTTTCCAAACCGATGGAACTTCTGTAGATATGACAGAGTTTGCTATTACAGAAACTGGAGGATCAATATCTGGAGTAGTAGTATCAGCTACAACTGCTTCAACAAATGCGGTTCTTCAAGTAACAGTAACTGATGCAGCAAGCACAAACGTAGATGTAAAATTCTCTAAAGTAGCATTGTAGGAAGGAAGGGTAAATGGCAGATAAAAACTTTAAAGTAAAATCTGGACTAAATATCCCGATTACTTCCGCCAATATATTAACTACTGATGCTTCTGGAAATGTATCTTCAACCGCAACTCTTCCAATTAGCTCAGGTGGAACTGGACAAACCACTGCAGGAAATGCATTAAATGCATTATTGCCTTTACAGACTAGCAACGAAAACTATTACTTACAAACAAATGGAGTATCTAGTCAATGGTCAAAGGTATATAATCAAGTAATTAAAAATGCTGGAACAACTGTAAATCCAAGAGGTACAATTAATTTTGTAGGAGCCTCATTTGCAGATAGCTCTGGTACAGATACAACTACTATTACAATGGGTGGCGGAAATGCAGAGACATATGCTTTGATGGGGGTATTTTAAATGGCAGCTACCCCAACATTATTTTATAGAGGAGCGGCAGCAACTAGCTCTGCTACACTTTATACAGTCCCTTCTTCAACTACATCAGTATTAACAGATATCGTAGTATCTAATACATCTTCAGATCAACAATATGTTACAATTACAATTGATGGTGTAAATATTGTTCCAACTGTTCCAGTATCTGCAAAGCAGGTAGTAAATCTACAGTTTAGAACTGTAATTCCTACAGGTGATATTATTGCAGGATATGCATCATCAGCAGATGTTAAATTTCATTTAAGTGGCGTGGAGGTAGCATGAGTATAGAAGCATATCCAAGTCCTAATGGTGTCCTAACAAGCCTTATATGGCGTAAGACAGCCGCAGGAGGAGAAACCTCCCTATCTGGCTATGATAACGCCTCACAGGCTCTTTCATACACACCTGGGCAGGAACAGGTATATCTAAACGGTATCCTTCTAGTAAGAGGATCAGACTATACCGCTACAAATGGTACATCTATTACAGGATTAACAGCATTAGCTGCAGATGACTTTGTTCAAATCAATTGTTATAATAATTTTAGCGTAGCCTCATTACCAGCAGCATCAATTACTGGTGAAGTTACAAATAGTCAAATTACATCTTTAGCTACTACCAAGTTAACTGGTACAATTACAAATGCTC